CTCTTTTATAAGGGATACGGTATTGACCAGTTGATATGTCAAGGCACTGTGTGTCTTGGGATACAACGTAATTCAAGTATCGATATAAGTATAATGCCGTTTTGGTATTAGCCTTATCAAGAAGGGAAAGACGTTTGATGGTCTGATGACCATTAACCCTCTCTCCTAACTTGTTCTGAGTTTCAAGTATAAACTTGATAGATTCAGATTCGATTGAGAGTATATCACTTTCTTCCTCTCGGAAGATGAGCCGATCGGGAACAACTGTGTTGATCCCTTTCTCAAGCTTATCTCGCGAAATTCCAGCAAGGGCTACGAGCTCTTGTGCGGAGGCGGCTTCTTTCAGATTCATGGAATCAGATTCCACGAAATCAAAGAAAGATTTGCCATCCGAGTAAAGATCAAAACGCTGCAAAAGCAAATTTGCTTTGGCGCCGGCGATCTTAGATTCCCTGTCATTCATCAACTTTGTTGATTCGTGTACAAGGGAACCGAGTGTAGATAGGATTAGATTTTCAATCCACATCAGCTTTGCTTCTGTGGTTATTGAGTCTAACACCTTCCTGCTATCACCAACAGTGTTGGTGTTTTCAGATAGGTCTAGTAAAGATGTTGATATCAACACTTTACGCATCCGGTCTTCCCAAATCGCTGGGACCCTATGGGTTCCATATACGATTTCCCTTTTCATATCGAAAAGTTCGATAAGGTTAGGGGCAACGGGGTCTCTTTCTGCCATATGATGGTAGAGAGTAGGACCATAATGATCGTTTCTAAGAAACTTAGAAACCAGACCTGGAGAAATAATGGAATAGTCTCGACCGTTCCATGCATTTCTAGAGACAAATTCTGTAAAAGTACCAAAAGAAGTTTTGAATTTACTTTTGGTAATGTTGATTGGGACCCCTATTTCTTCATATCTTTTAGCGAATAAACGCTTAGGATCACTGAGAATTAGGTCATCCCCTACTTTCATAAAGTAGGTGTTGGAAGACTCTGGATATAGTTCAGCAAGGCTGAATTCTATAAAGAGCAGGTCAGTTAGTTGTGCAATTGCAAAACTACCTTTTGTACCCATTCCTTGTCCTTTCCCGTAATGAATCGGGCGAGTATTAGGACTTACAAACCAAGGACATTTGACAGCCAGCGCATACCATGCGTCAGCTATCCTCTGTCCAAACAGGGCCTTCATCACAATGTGCTGAAGACTAGCCGGTAAGTTATCGGTCCAGGCGCTAGCATCTAATGATACTAATGTCTTCCGAACTTCCTCAGGTTGGGCTTGAATTGATTCCCATCCCTGACTGTGTGAACTGTAACAACACTGCTTATTGAAGTAGTGTTGAGTTACATTCACAACAACACGTTCTACAGGAGTTAATATGGACTGAGTAATGAGATCGCAAATTGCGATCACTCTACTCTTATTGCCTTTATCAGGTATACTAGTTAGTTTACGTAAAAGTATTCTATCGGTACTCTGCTTGTTGTCGGCCGCAATGCGTTCGACAAACGAAAGAAAAGCGTTATTATTTGTAATAATACACATATCTTTTAAAGCACTATATAACTTTACGTCTCTAACCAGTACGTCTGCTTCGGCCTGAGCTGTTTCAAGCTTAGGCTTTCCATTAGGACCATTAGCTGGACCAAGGAATAATTTGAAGGTCATATCAGAGGGAGTAATTTTATCCCTCTGATCAGCTAAGTAGTTTCGTGAAAATTTCTCGAAGCGGCTTAGTAAATCTGGATCCAATTTGAACCTAGCTTTAATCCCATGAAGGGCTTCAAGCGTTCTATTGGCTGAGCAAACTCTATTTAATTTAAGTAGAGTATTAATGAGTCTCCGCAAATTTGTTGCGGTTTCATCAAATTCACGATTATCGATATTATCGATAATCTGATGATAGACGGGACGAAGATGAGTTAAGGCCTTTGGCCACTTATCTTTGCGACCTGTAGAAACCCAACCTGGGTTCTCAGGATTCCGTCCTTCTAGAAGAGCAGTAGCGTAGGACGTAATGTCCTTCCACTTGGCTGTACCTTCTATAATTCCACGATTCTCTATGAGTTTATCATGGTATTTCACTGTTAAAGTGATGAAGCTTCTCAGTTCCTCTTGGGAGTAATACTTTCCAAGAGATTTACTAAAGATAGGAATCAAGATATCAAATCTTGTTTTCCCTATATATCCAGATGATGGGACACGTCCCTTATCACCCTTCATAGCCTTTGTTTTTACGAATCTTGTTTGATTTGTATAAAATACAACTCGGTTCCGATTTTCGAAACTAAGAGGTATCCCACTACGAGGTAGTGGCCCATTCCAGCCTAAGCCAGGACGGGTGTACATTATTACACCTTTAAGGTTTGTGGTATAAATCATTGATTTTGTAAATTAATGGTCCCTGTATCCAAACCGGTTCTGTAGCGAAGCGAAAAGAAACGTTCGTGACCTCCGTCAGTAATCTAGTCCCATGGACAGATTCTGGGGTTACAACACAATATAACGTCACAGACGTTAAAATTGGTTTTAAAAC